TATCATTATTGAGGGAGAACAGCCAAAAGATTCGTTAATTGATAGTGGTATAAATAAATTTGGTGTACCTTATAATGGGTTTAATGAACAAAGAACTGTTCAAAAAGTTACAAATAATAATCAAACTTGGTTAAGAGCAATTGCTGTTCAAATGGGCGGACCGAATTATCCTATAAATTCATCAACAAGTATGAATATCGCAAATGGAATTGAGTTTTCGAAAATACAAAATACAAATTATAGATATTTTATGGTTAATTTTCAATTATCAAGACAAATTACATCTGAATTAATTAGAACAGCAAAGACTATATTTAAAAACCCAAAAAACAACAAAACAGTAACACTTAATCCAAATTATCAATTGGACTCTGATTTAGGTACAATTGTTGCAGAAGGACCGGTCTCAATAGGTCCTTTAAGTACAAAATATGGAATTGGGTTATCACCAAAATTGATGTCTGAATTAGGATTACACGATGGTCAAGTTGTTTATTTTAATATGGAATAATTGGTCGTTTTATTTTTCTTGGATATTTATAATAAAATAATAAAAATGGATAGTAAAAATTTTAATAAATCTTTGGATACTTTTATGAGTAAAACAAAGACCACAAAAAAAATAAATGACATTGAAAGAGAAGAATGTGATTTACAAACGGGAGAATGTTATATAATAAGGTCTAAAGATGGTATTGTTGAAAGAATAAATAAAAAATTCATAACTGAAGACGGTAGACAACTTTTACAAGATTAATATGAAAAATTTAGAAAAAAAATTAATGGAAGAAATTGCTAGACATAAAGCAATTAATAAGTATACTAAAAATTTAATGGAACAAGGAGTTCCACCTGAACCCGCACCATTACCCGATGCGGAAGTACCACTACCAGATGCGGAGGCACCACTACCTGATGCGGGTGCACCATTACCTGACGCAGGTGCACCGTTACCTGATGCGGAAGTTGCTCCAATGGAGGATACTGAAGAAATAGATATAACTGACTTGGTAAATATGACTAAATCAATTAAAAAAGATTTAGACGATAATAAAACCGATAATAGTGAAGTTGTGGGTAAAATGGATACCGTTTTTTCTAAGTTAAATGATTTGGAACAAAAATTATCTCAAATGGATTCTGTCATTCAAAAAATAGATGATTTGGGAAATAAGGTTGAAACAATGAAAGAAAAAACCCCACAAGAAAAATTAGAGTTAAGGTCTTTAGATTCATATCCATTCAATTTAAATCCTCAACAATTTTTCGCACAAAAACAGTCGGAAATGCAACAATCAGGTAAAAATGAATATGTTTTAACTAAACAAGATATTGATAATTATTCTTTAGATACCATTAGAAATAGTTTTAACCCAGAAGAAGAAGACGATGAATTTAAGTTCTAAAGTAAACCTTTTAATTGGACTACAACTTCAATTAAAAATTAACCATTGGCAAACCAAGGGAATTGCTAGACATAACGCGTTTGGTATGTCATACGACGCGTTATCGGTTTTAATCGATGATTTTGTCGAAATCGCAATGGGTAAATATGGTAGATTTATTTTAGATGAACAAACAAATACAATTAAATTGATTAATTTATCGGAAATGAACCCCTCCGATATGATAAAAACGTGTACAGAAGCATTAGTACAGTTTTCTGAAGATTTAGACGGAACCGTAGATACAGATTTATTAAATATAAGAGATGAAATACTTGGAAATTTGAATAAATTGTTGTATCTTTTAACCTTAGAATAAGTAAGGTTCGTTAGTAGAGTTGGTTACAATATCGCACTGTCACTGCGAAGGTCATGGGTTCGATTCCCATACGAACCGCTTTTAGGGGGATATATCAATTGGTTAGATTACGTGCTTTGGGAGCACGAGGTTGTGGGTTCGAGTCCCGCTTCCCCTACAAAAAAAATTAACAACATTTTGTAATTTGATTTTTTTTACTTATATTTTAGATACATTAAAAATAAAAAATTATGTCAACATTAGAAGCAGTACTAGCACAGTACGAAAAAAACAAACAAGCCACAAGTGGCGCCGGAGCGATGTCCCAAGAGGACAGGATGAAAAAATATTTTACTACAGTTTTACCACCTGGTCGTCGTAGTGAAGAAAAAAGAATTAGAATTCTTCCAGCAAAAGACGGTTCACCTTTCGTGGAAGTATATTTCCATGAAATCCAAGTAAACGGAGATTGGGTAAAACTTTATGACCCTAAACAAGAAGGTAAGCGTTCTCCATTAGATGAAGTTCGTGAAGGGTTATTAACAACAGGTATTGAATCAGACAAAGTATTGGCTCGTCAATATCGTTCTCGTAAATTCTTTATTGTAAAATTAATTGATAGGGATAACGAACAAGATGGGGTAAAATTTTGGCGTTTCAAATATAACACAAAAAGTGAAGGTGTTTATGACAAATTGATTCCTTTGTTTAGGAATAAAGGGGATATTACTGACCCATTGAAAGGTCGTGATTTGATTTTAAATTTGAATTTATCAAAATCGGGAAATGGTCGAGATTACACTACAATCACTCAAATAATTCCCGAAGACCCAAGTCCATTACATGATGATAAATCAGTTGCAGAATCATGGATTAACGACCCACTAGTGTGGTCTGACGTTTATTCCAAAAAACCCGAAGAATACTTGGAAATGGTTGCAACTAATCAAAATCCAAAATGGGATAGCGTTGCGGGTAAATGGGTATCGACTTCTATGGAAGAAGAAAAAATCGGTGGACTCAATAAAACCGAGCGACCATCTCAACAAGAACCGTTATATGTTGACCCACAAGATAGTCAACCTGAAGATGACGATTTACCATTCTAATTAAAAAACTAACGTAACACCCACACGATAATATCGTCGTGTGGGTGTTTTTTTAAAAAAAAATTATGCCAATTAAGAAAAAAGAATTCGATTATATTTCAAAATTTTCTTCTAAAACAAAATATAAAGAAGAAAAATTTTATTATTGTGGTGAAACCTTTAATGACGCTTGTGGTCTTCCCGGTCCTGTTATGGGAAACATAAATATGTTTTTAGGTCACACCAATTCATCAAAAACAACTGCAATGATTTTGTCGGCGGTTGACGCACAAAGAAGAGGAGATTTGGTTGTTTTTATTATTACCGAAAGGAAATGGAAATGGGAACACGCTGTCGAATTAGGTCTTCAAGCGGAAAAAGACAAAAATGGAGAATGGTACGGTGATTTTATTTTTAACGACTCTTTTGAATATATTGAGCAAGCAACTGATTTTGTTAATGAAATTATTGATGCGCACGAAAAAGGAGAAATACCAAGAAGCATTTTATTTTGTTGGGACTCTGTTGGTTCGATACCTTGTAAGATGACCTTTGATGGTAAAGGTGGTAAACAACACAATGCTAGTGTTTTCTCTGATAAGATTGGTATGGGTATTCATGCGAGGATAACTAAATCAAAGAAAGAGGATTATCCATCAACAGAAAACTCATACTACTTAACAATGGTAGTTGTTAATCAACCATGGGTAGAACTACCCGATAATCCTTTTGGTCAACCAGAAATTAAAGCAAAAGGTGGAGAAGCACTATGGTTAGCATCCGCATTGGTTTTCCTATTCGGAAATCAAAAGAAATCGGGAATTAATCACATTGATGCTGTTAAAGATGGTAGAAAAATTACATATGCTATTAGAACAAAAATATCGATACTTAAAAACCACGTTAATGGTTTGGGGTATAAAGACGGTAAAGTGATTGTTGTTCACAATGGATATATTCCCGATACAAAAGAAGCTTTGGAATCTTATAAAAAAGACAATTCAAATTTTTGGAAAGAAAAAATTGGTGGAGGAGATTTTGAATTAAAAGATTCTGTCACATTTGAAGAGGATTCAGATGAATCTTGATTGTTTAACAATTAGAACAATGATAAATGCCTAATGTACTTTTAGTAGATGGTGATAATTTACTAACAATTGGATTTTTTGCATTAAAAAATCATTTTCATAAAGGGGAACACATTGGTGGGATTTATCATTTCATCAACACCATTCGTATTTTTATTGAAAATCACAAATTAGATAAGGTAGTTGTGTTTTGGGATGGAGAAAATGCTTTACAGACTAGAAGAATTTTTTATCATCAATATAAACAGAATAGAAGATTAAGAATTAAAACAGAAGAAGAGATTAATTCTTACAATAGAGAAAGGAACCGAGTAAAACAGTATTTAGAAGATTTATACGTTAGGCAGGGTGAATATGATTTTTGCGAAAGTGATGATTCAATTGCGTATTATGTTCAAAATTCACCGAATGAAAATAAAATAATATATTCATCAGACGGAGATTTAACTCAATTAGTTTCAGAGAACACTAAAATATATAATCCATCATATAGTAAAATGTATCATAAAAATGATATGTTTATATATGACCATCAAGAAATTCTTATTCAGAACGTCAAATTAGTTAAAATGTTATGTGGAGACCGTTCTGATAATATTGCAGGAATAAAAAGTTTAGGAATCATAAAATTGTTAAATGCGGTTCCTGAATTGAAAGAAAGGGAATTAACATTAGATTATATAAAAAATAAATTTAATGTTTTATTTGAAAGTGACAAACACAACAAATCAATAAATAATTTATTAACTGGTGTTACAAAATACGGAGTATTAGGTGATGAGTTTTTTCAAGTTAATGAAAGAATGGTTAATCTTGATAACCCATTCCTAACTGAAGAGGCTAAAGAATCTATTGTTTTACTTATAGATGATTACATGGACTCTGAAGGTCGTTCGTATAAAAACACAATGAGAATGATGGTTGAAGATGGTATATTTTTATTATTACCAAAATCAGACGATGCGTGGATAAGATTTTTAAACCCATTTTTAAGATTAACAAGAAAAGAAAAAAATAAAAAAACAATTAAAATTAAAAAAAATGAATAATCAAGAACTATTAAAATTTGAATTTTTACTTACACTTGAAAACAATATTGTTTGTCAAAGGTTTTTCAATGTAAGAGATTACAACTCTCAAACTCGCCATTCTTTGGATTTATACTATGTTGTAAAAAATATTTCTGAAGAAATTAGTGAAGATTTGAAAATAAAAACTATGGATTATCTATACGATAATATGGATTTTTTTTACGATTCAGAGAATTCAGATACCAAATTAGATGGTACAGATGAGTCCTTTGTTTTAGAGATTAAGTTGGGTGATGATGTATTTATCAGAAGTATGTTTCCAGCAAATTACTATCACCCAAAGGTTAGGTATACAGTTGATATTCGTCCGTACCTTAAAAGGTATTTATCTGAATTAACAAATGTATTATCATCCAAAGATTTGGAAACAACTTATTTAAATTACGAATTATAAAAAAATAAAATATGTCAGAAAAAAACTTTGGATTTTTAGGCTCATCGTTCCAACAAACACTATTAAAAGCAATATTAGAAAATAAAAAATATGGAGAACAAATTATCGATGTAATTGAAAGTAAATATTTTGATAATATTTCGTTCAAGTTTATTACGCAACACATTAAGGAATATTATCAAAAATATGGTCAAATTCCTGATTATCAGAGTTTATCTCAAATAATTGTAATGGAACTTGGTTCACAAGATTCCGCTAGAATACACTTAGATACAATAAATGATTTAAAGGAAAATACCAAAGAGGACCCAATGGTTCAAGAAGAGGCTTTGAATTTCTGTAAACAACAAAATCTTAAAAAAGAAATCAAAAATGTTTCAACTATTATTGAAAATGGTAAGTTTCAAGAGTATCATAAAATAGAAGGGATAATACAAAGAGCACTTAGAGTTGGATTGCCACCCGATGAAACCATTGACGTATTTCAGAACATTGACCAAGCGTTAGAAAAAGACAGTAGATGTCCAATACCAACAGGTATTAGTGGATTAGACCACGCGTTAAAAGGTGGTTTAGGTAGAGGGGAATTGGGCGTTATATTAGCCCCGACAGGTACTGGAAAGACAACACTATTGTCGTTATTTGCAAATACCGCATATAATCACGGATATAATGTACTCCAAATCTTTTTTGAAGATAGTACAGATAATATAAAACGTAAACACTACACGATATGGTCGGGAGTTGCGCCTGATGACCAACCTGACAATAAAGAAATAGTAAAAGATAGAGTGTTAGAGAAAAGTTCAAGTAGTAAAGGGTGCTTAGATTTATTAAAATTATCAAGTGACTCAGTAACCATTTCAGAAATAAAAACAAGAATAAGGAAACGTATTTCAGAAGGTAAAAAAATAGATTTATTACTTATCGACTATGTTGACTGTATATCACCAGAAAAATCACAATACGGTGAGGAATGGAAGGGGGAAGGTTCTGTAATGAGAAGTTTGGAATCCATGTCAAATGAGTTTAATGTTGTGATATGGACGGCAACTCAAGGTAATAGAGAATCTATTTCATCGGAAGTAGTTAATAGTGACCAAATGGGTGGTTCAATTAAGAAAGCACAAATTGCTCACGTTATTTTATCGATAGGTAAAACTATTGAACAAAAAGAACACAATATGGCAACCATGACTCTTCTTAAATCAAGAATTGGTAAAGATGGTATTATATGGCAAAATTGTAAATTTGATAATCAATACTTAGTTATTGATACTGAATCACAAACAACACTTTTGGGACATAAAGAAGAAAAGCAAAAAGACAATGCAACTAGAGCAAAAGAGGCCTTTATGAGAAGGAATCAAATGTTAAATATCACAGAATAAAAATTTATTAAGTAATGAAAGAAAAGATTTTACAAGAAAATCCAGGACGCTTTGTCCTTTTTCCAATTGAACATCATGATATATGGAAGTTATACAAACAACAAGAAACTTGTTTTTGGACCGCAGAAGAAATCGATTTAAAAGACGATATCTATGATTGGGAGAATAAATTAAACGAAGACGAACAACATTTCGTAAAACATGTATTGGCGTTTTTTGCTGCATCAGATGGCATTGTTAATGAAAATTTGGCGATGAATTTTGTTAATGAAGTTCAATATACCGAAGCCAAAATGTTTTACGGATTTCAGATTATGATGGAAAACATACATAGTGAAACGTATTCATTATTAATTGATACCTACATAAAAGATAAGCAAGAACAAAATAAGTTATTTAATGCAATTGAAACGATTCCCGCAATTAAAAAGAAGGCTGAATGGGCTATAAAATGGATTAATTCAGATTCTTTTGTTGAAAGATTAATTGCATTTGCGGCGGTAGAAGGTGTTTTCTTTTCAGGTTCATCTTGTTCTATTTTTTGGTTAAAAAAACGAGGTCTCATGCCAGGTCTTACATTTTCAAATGAATTAATTTCAAGAGATGAGGGGATGCATTGTGATTTTGCTTGTCATCTATATAATCAACACATTAA